AAAGGAGACAGTCCACGCAATTTAGGCCCGAAATATCGGGAAAACTACGACAGCATATTCAGAAAGAAAAACACACATGAGCCACTGGTACACGAAAAACGGAAAAGCAATGCACAAGGTTCCCGGCAAAACAGTTGCCGAGCGCGATACGACAATCACGGATGCCCGAAAGATCGGACTCCTTCCTTCTGTGAGCGGAATCACAAAGGTTTGGGCCAATCCCGGCCTTGATCGTTGGAAGCAAACCGCGACCATTGACGCGACTCTAAACTATTGCCGCGACGACTGGACGGGCGACTGGGCTACGTTTAAAGCTCACGAGAACGATGCCTTCTACGGTGAGATTTGCGCTCGTGCCAACGACGGCATGAACGCGGCGTCAGACCTTGGTGTTAGAATTCATGCAGCCATCGAGGCTAGCCTTACAGGATCGGATTGGATTCCCAGTGAACAGGTTCAACTTTCGGATGGAAAGTGGATTGAAATCTCCAAGCTAGTTGATCCAGCATTAGACAAGATTAGGGAACTCGGAATCATCGCAGTTGCTAATGAGCAAATCATCACCTGTCTGAAGCACGGCTATGCTGGACAGATGGACATGGCATACGCCCAGAAGGAAACTGTTGGTGTCCTCGACTTCAAGAGCACGAAGACTAAGCCGGGAAAGAAGATTGATGTGCGCCAAGGGCAATCCATGCAGATTGCGGCCTATCACTACGCCTATTGGGGCGTGGATGATAAGCCACATTTCCAAAGCAATCACCAAGGGATTAACCTGTACATCTCCACGACGGAGGTTGGGCGAGTTGATGTAGTCACCTACGACAACGCCGAGCTTGCCAAGCAATGGGAAGGGTTTCTCGCCTGCCTGACGCTTTGGCGCTTGCAGAACAACTACGACCCCCGCACGAAGGAGGTCGTATGAAAGACCGCGAACTCCCCCACTCAGAAGAAGCCGAGCGCAATGTCATTAGCTGTGTGCTCCTCGACGGAGCCGCCGCACTTGTCACCGCACTCGACTCTAAAATCACGGAAGAATGCTTCTACGAAACCAAGAATTCCAAACTCTGGCGTGCAATCATCTGGAATCACAATCATGGCAGACCAATTGAAACGGCGATCATCATCGACGAACTCCGAAAGGTTGACAAGCTTGAGTCAATCGGCGTTGACCACATCATCAGTGTTTCCGGTAGTATTCCCACTACGGCTGGCTTTGCCCACTGGCTTGAGCAAGTCCGCGAAACGTACGTCCTCCGCGAACTCATCAAGTGCGCGAACGAAGTCCGTGACTGCGCGTACGGCTACAAGGGCAATGTCGAAGACTTTGTTGCAGCAACCTCCCGTATCCTCTCCATCCGCCATGCCAGCCAAAAGCAGGAAACCCTCGCATCAGCGGCTACGGATGTCTTTAGCCTTTGCCAGCGCATTCTTGCTGGCGAAGACACAGAGATTGATCGGGGCCTTTCGTGGCCTTGGGCAGACTGGAACAAGCGATTCGGTCCAGCGCAGCCGGGAGAGCTAATCGTGGTGGCTGCACGCCCGGGTAGAGGCAAATCTAGCGCCGGGAGGCAGATAGCGTGGCACTGGAGCCAGAATGTGGGCGATGTGCTCTTATTCTCAAGGGAAATGCCTGTCTGTGGGCTTCCACAGTTGTTTGCCCAGAGCCTTAGCGGTCAAAGCTGGCGTGAGTTTCGCCGCAACGAGCTAACGAAGGAAGGCTCGGATGGGTTTATGGAGTCCATCAAGGAGGTGCAGGGCAACAAGCGTCTGCACATCTACGACCATGACCGGACGCTGGCTCAGGTCACTGCACGCATCAAGGCATTCCACCAGATTAAACCCATCAAGGGGATCGTCATCGACTACCTCCAACGCTATGACCCACAGCAGGAACGCGGGGAAACCCGTGACGTGGCAATTGGGCGTATGACTATGGCTCTTAAAGATGCTGCCATCGAGTGCAAAATCCCCATCATCCTGCTCGCTCAAGTTGGGCGTGCAGTTGAGAAGGAGTGCCGTGAGCCAATCCTGTCTGACCTAAGAGAGTCGGGTAACATCGAAACTGACGCAGATAGAGTCATCTTCCTTGATGCCCCAACGACAACCGTTGACGGTGAAACTCAAGACTTGAACGATGGTTCCGTCAGAGAAATCATCGTTAACGCGATTCAGGCCAAAGGACGCGGAGAGGGGCAGGATAGAGTTGCCATGCGCTTCAACAGACCAACCACAACCTTCAAGTCAATCATATGAACACCCAAATGCTGAACAGCCGATGCGTAGAGGGTTATGTCGGCGCATACTCAATAAGCAGTTGTGGAAAGGTTATCAGTTACTCAACCGGGTGCGGGAGAATCAGAAAGCCATTCATAGATGGAAGCGGATACGAAACAGTTCCATTGCACTTGAATAGAAAGACGAGGAACCACAGGGTTCATCGAATGGTGGCCAAGGAGTTTGTTGAAAATCCATATGGACACAAATACGTGAACCACATGGACGGAAACAAACTGAACAACGATGCCAGCAACTTGGAGTGGTGTACATCCGCGCACAATAATTTGCACGCAAGGAAAACAAACCTAAATCCATGCAAACTAAGTTCTAGCGATGTTGAGCGAATTAAGGAGTTGCTTGTTTCTACGCAACAGACTTTAGTCGAAATAGGTCAGATTTTTGGAGTCAGCAAGACGACTATTCTAAACGTAAAAAAGGGGAAGTGCCTCAAGAGATTCGTCGTTGAGTTGATGAAATAATCGTTCCTTAAAATACGCGGGGGATCGTATTAAAGCAATATTTCGCAATTCATGCGAAGATGCGGGTACAAAGTCCCGCTCCCTCGCTCCAATTCACTCTGATTCGCTCCAATTTTGTTACTAAATCAACCCACATAAACACAAATGAAAACCAATCGTAAACTAGAAGAACTCGAAGAAGCCCTGATGGAAGACTTCGTGCAGGACATTGGCGGAAGCCAAGACCCTGTTGACCAATTCAAGGCTATTGAACGCTATGCCAAGTTCGTGGAAGCACGAGCCGCACGCATCAACTCTGAACTCGGCAATGAATAGTCATGGTCACCAATGTTGGAGGACTAAGATTCCACGTTGAATCTTCCAGCAAGGCCGATGTTGCCTTTTACAGCGTAGAGTTCAAGGACCACAACGGAGAATGCAATTGCCGCGACTTCGTTGTTAGATGTAAGCCAGCCTACCGAGAGCGCAAGGCTACGGTAGAATACAGCGATCCAGAACGAACTAGATGCAAACACATAAACCAAGTGCTCCTCTTCATCGCAAACAAAGCTATTTGCGGTTGCGTTAAATGACAAACGCCGACATTATAGGCGGCATTGAGGCTAGGTGCCGTCAGGCGGGTCAAATGGGCTTTAAGCTGGCTCTATGGCCCCTTGACGGCGGGTTCTGCTGGCAATGGAAGCACCCCAATGGACTGGTAGGGGAAGCGTTCTCAACTGACGCCACCCAGAAGGGTGTTGCTCTCTGGCTCGCTTCACTGAACGTCTATTGATGCCTAATAATGTTCCAGCCGAACTACATTGCGGGGGGCGATGGACTACGGCAAGAAAGCACAGCTTCATCGTCTCCGCATTACGCCGCGCAAGCGGGCGCTGGGCACCAAAGAACGACGCCAAGAAAGCTGCCCGCCTTGAGAGGAACACCTACAGATGTGCCTCATGTGCCCAAACTTTTGGACACACAGACATTCACATCGACCACATCGTCCCTGTTGTTGATCCATCCAAGGGATTCACGACATGGGACGACTTCATTGGTCGCCTATTTGTGGAAATCGACGGTTTCAGAGCCGTTTGCACGTCCTGCCATTCCGAAATCACAGCTAAACAGCGGGAAGTCCGCACCCAAAGGCTAGCCCATGAAAAAGTTTCAAATCGTAAGTGACATTCATGGAAATGCCAAGGACAGGCGAGCCTGCAATGCAGCCATTGCTTTCTCAAAGCAGTTCAATCCAGACATCCGCGTAATCGCTGGCGACCTCTGGGACTTTGCAGCCATCCGTAAGGGTGCCAGTGTTGACGAGCAGGCCATCTCCATGCGCGAGGACTTCGACGACGGAAAGGAGTTTGCCGACTCATTCTTTGGAGAAGTGTCCGAAAACGTCCTCATGCTAGGCAATCACGACATCCGCGCATACGACTTGCGGGAATGCACGGATGCAGTTAAAAGCGACTTGGGCTACCGGATGGTATCGGACATTAAGGCTCTTGCCTTCAAGCACAACGCCAAGCTGATTGACTACGACGCCCGCGAAGGCGTGTACGAGATCGGAAATCTAAGCGTAGTTCACGGCTTCCACACCGGGATTTCAGCTTGTGCCGCCCATGCCCGTATCTACGGCAATGTGGTCTTTGGCCACATCCACTCCATCGAGAGCTTCCAAACGCCGGGAATCAAGCAGAAGGAGGCTCGTAGCATTGGTTGCCTATGCGACCTCAACCCCGGCTACGCCAACCGCAAGACTGGCAAGCTGCGCTGGTCCCACGGCTGGGCCTATGGCTGGCTGCACGAGGACGGCACCTACGCCATCTTTCAGGCTAGAGGAGTGAACGGCAAGTTCTACGCACCAACAGACATCAAAGAATACTAACATGAATCCTTGGGAAGAAATGGACAAGCTCGTAAAGGTTGCTCAGGAGCCTACCGGACCAGAATGGTTTACCATTAGAGACGTTGCCATACGCTACGGCATAACGAATAAGCAGGCCCTAACCATGACGGACAAGCTCCAGAGGGAAGAGAAGCTAGACGTTTGGAAGGGGATCATCTCCGAATATAAGCGACTAGGCAAAAAGTTCCGCTTCAAATGACCGAGCAAGAAAACCAACTCTGGAGACTAACCAGTTTCGTGAAGCACGTTGACCGCATCATGCCAGATGAGTCCGTGCAGAGAACTGCCGTCAACAAGGCTAGATTCACCGTCCTTGGCGTCATACCACGCTTAGACACGGGCGAAGTGGTGCATCTATGCGAGTTCTACAGCAATGCCCTAGACGGGGACAAGTTCTTCCTGACCCCTCAGTTCCTTGAGCACTGGGATGGTTTGGTTGAGCGGGCTTAGGGCTTGATGGTTTTCAACTGGAACGCAACCTCTGGCGTGATTACGCCAGTTCGCTTGAAGTGATCCATCATCTTCTTCAACGCCTCTGGGTTGTCCTTCATTGAGGCAGACGCACGCATAATAGCTTTGGCCCGTTCGCCGTCACCAACGGAAAGGCCAGAGAACACGCTAGAGATTGGGTCAACCCCGCGAGCGCGGGATTTCATCTCAGCCCTATACGCTTCGCCAAGGTGCTTCTCCATTAGTCCATTGCCACCAGCTCTCACCTTAATGCTGCGTTCAACGTTCTTTGAGGCATTAGGATCAGCCATAATCTCACGAATAATGTCGGTGTTGGACTGATCCAAGCCGCGATCCATTGGCGTGATGAAGCCAAATGCGGCCCCTGCAATGAGCCTGCTTGGAACGCCAGCCTCTTTGAATGCGTTGATGATGTCAGCCTCCGAAAAACCGTTTTTCTTTGAGAGGCGAGCTAGGGCAGAATAGACAGTGCGAAGTTCTTTCTGCTTCTGCTCGTAGCGGTCTGATCGTTCCGCGTAAATTGAAGCCTCGTCAATAGGTCTCCCAGTTTCTTCCGAAGACTTAATGATGCGTCGATAGCCCGCTGACTCGTCGGCGATCGAATCGGATATGCTGCGAATCCTGACCGATGCAGCCTTCACCGTTTTCATCGTATTCTGGCGATAGCCAGCAAGCCTGAGCGTTACATCCTCTCCAGTTGGAGAGTTGCCTAGCTTATTGGTTTCTCCGGTCTGCGACTTGTATGCACGGGTCAGTGTTCCAGAAACGATTTGAGGCATGAATGCCTTCTCAGCAAACCTTGCGGAAAGAGCGGCATTGTTTCTGGGCTCACCAATTTTCACGTTAGTCCCGTAATAGGTGTTGGTGATAGTTTCGACCGCTGGCGTAAGTAGTGGCCCTAGGTCTTGACCAAGCAACATCGACTTGAGGATTGCGCCCGAATCCTCTCCCTTGAGTCCAGCGATTACAGCCGAAGTCATGTTTGCATGGGGCATCAAATAGTTGAGCGGCGTGTAGCTAAACGTGCCGTCCTTGCCCATGTTAAATGCGTTAGCCTTGTCCGCATCATATCCCGGCATGATGTTCTTTAGGTCTTGTTGGGTCTGGGCATCAATCCCGTTTGAGCGAGAGATTGCAACGGATAGGCCAACCGTGCTTCCGGCCACAACGGAGAACGCAAGCAGTCGTTTGGCACCCGCCTTACGCATAGCCTCATTGCCCGTTCTTTGACCTTCATTTATCAGGGATACGGCATACTTGAGTTGATTGGAGGAATTACGAATCACTTCATACTCAAACGCCCCGAATGAATTTGCGGCACCAATCGCGGAAGCCTGACGGAATCTGCGGGGGATCAGTTCATACGTCGGGAACTGGTCGTTGGTAATCCGTGCGGCGTGCTTCTTGAGCGCATCAAGGCCCGTTCCGGCAGGCTGCGTAGCAATCCAGTTGATGTCGGTTAGCTCCTTAATGTTCTGCTTCCAGATGGAGTAGCGAACCGCGCTGTCAGGAAAGCCGTAAATCTTCGAGAGATTGTCGAGAACAGCCTTGGGCTTTCTCAGCATATCCGAAGACTGGCTGATGAGGGCATTCAGCTCGTTGATGTCTGCACCACCGCGAAGCACGCCATACTTCTGGGCTTCGTGCATCTCTGCGTTCATCTTGAGGCGAGCGGTGACCGATAGCCCCTTGCCGCCCCATCCGTTTGCCCGCATGGTCATCCGCATCCCATTAACAATCTCAAGGGGATTGAGCTTAAAGCTAGATGCCGCTATCACCATATTGCCCAAAACCTGTGGCGCAATTGCCTCCGCAAGATTGCCCACTGTTTTGCTCATCTTGGACAAACCACTCACCGTCATCCAAGACTTGGCGATTGTCCCGTCTCCAATTAAGTTGGGGCTGATGGCTTCTGCAAAGGCATCCGCAACATAGCTTGGGACGTAAAGGTCGGCCAGCTTGTTATGCACTGTTGGCTCGTCTCCCTTCACGATTTTAACGTAGCTCCCGCTGGAAATCTCATCAGGCGTAAGCGTCGTCTTTGCCACGCCGCCTCTGGTTAAGATTTCTCGTAGCGCAATGTCTCGCTCCTCGTTAATGATGAGCCTATTCTGAGCAAGAAGGGTGTTCTCAACTTTAGCGAATGGGTTCTTCACCTCACCTAAAAACTCACGGGCGGCTGGCGACAAGTCTCCCTTTTCCTTGAGGGAGGAGCCGGGTCCAGTTCCTCTCATAAATGATTCTCCGCTGTAAATGTCAGTGACATTATTCAGCATCTTGTTCATCGTCGCAGTTGCCTGCTCGTCGGTCATCCCCTTGCCAATCAACTCCGCCTTGAACGCTGCCGTTGCAGATGGAGTTGCAAAATCAAGCCCCTTTTCCGCCCTTGGATCATGTGCGGCATATGAAGTGCGGATGTAGCTTTGTCTTCCAGCCTTGATCGCGTCTGCTGTTTCTTGGTCTAAAGCGGAGCCATATTTCTGAACGATGTCATCCGTATTCTTTGCTCGTTTTGCCGCAAAGCTCTCGTAAGCCTCTTTAACAGTAGCAGGGAGGGTGTTTACGCTCTGTTTGCCATCCATAACAGCGAGCAAGTCGGCAGTGACTTGAGGCGGATTGGCCTCTTTACCAACGAATAGTTGCAGCGTCCTACCCGCCTCTCGCGCTTCAGACTCCATTGCCTTGAATGCATTCTCGGCATCACGCAGCGGGGTCATCGACTCGCCAAGGACAGACTCGGGTCCAGCAACTCTCAGCAAGGCATTGGCCTTGTTCATTCTCGCCAAGAGTGACGGAACGTGTGTTCCTGCATAGGTAACCGCAAATGCTCCAGCCGCTTTTGCCACAGGATTCTCTTCACCACGTTTTACCGTATCGTTGTAGACGTATGCGCCAGCACCGATTCCTGCCGATAGCTGCACACCTTGAGCCAAGAGTGGATTGGTGATTAGCCCGCCCTTCATGGCATAGCGTTTCTCGGCTGCGCCCAATGCTCCACCAAAAAAGGCCCCGCCTGCAATAGCCAAGCCAGCCTCCGCTGGCGTTGGAAGCCTGTTCTCATCAATAGCTTTTTCAAGGATAGTTGCGCCGACCGCAGTGGAGACTCCTTGGCCAGCCCTGATTGCGGCAACCTTGCCAACACTGGTTGCGGCTTTAACGCTTTTAGCTGCCCAGCTTGCGGGCACGGCAGACATTGCCGACGTTGCCAGCACCTGTCCAACGGCTACATTCTCCCTGTCTTGAATGAACTTCTGGTTGATGTAGTTGGCTACACCTCCACCAATTGCGGCACCCGCTGCTGTTCCAACCCCCGGCGCTGCAAATGTTCCAAGTAACCCACCGGCAATGCTCATGCCAACCTCAAGCGCAGTGCCTCCAGCAATTTGTCCAGCAGATAGCTCTGGCTCGACCGGACCCGCTTCTTGCTTGGGCACTGCTCCAAGCGACTCGTCATATGCTTTTAGTTGCGCGAAGTCCTCGGCACTCGGGGGCGTATCCTTATCCCATTGATAGGTGCGTCCAGACGGCGATACGATGGTCATGCAATAAGTCTATCACGGACCGAGGAGCTTAAACCCTCCGCTGCCGGGAATAGGCGTCAACTTCTTGCCAGACGTACTGGGGGTCAAGGTGCTCGGCATCGTTGGCGCTTGATCGCCTTCGTATGGTTTTCCGGTGAGAGTTGCGCGATCCATCTCCCACGACTGTTTTGCATTCGGGGTGGGATTCATGAAATTACCCTGCGGCGGGTACTTCCTGTGACCAGCCATGATGATTTCCCTGAATTCAATCGGAATATCGTTCCACGACGGGAACTTCTTTTCGTCCTTAATCGTTTCGTTTATCAACCTGATGTATTTATCTTTTTCGACGTTCTTGGCCTCGGCAAGTGTCCCCCTGTCATCAATGACGCGGGTTGTTCCGTTGGCTTCGATGACGGTGAAATCACCAATCTTGGTGGTTTGATACGGAGACTTGCTCACTTCGCTGATCTTCTTCAAGAAGTCTGGGCTTGCTGCGCCGCCATTCTTCAAATAGGAATCAAGGATGAACGCCTGTCTCTCTGGCCCAAGCGGCATTCCTTCGGCAGCAGCCAAAGCTTGCTTGTACGCATCGTAATTATTCTTTTCGTCAAGCCCCGTTTTCTTCTTCACGCCTTCCGAAAGCACCCGTGCCGACCTCACCTGTGCTGGCGTCATATTGCTATCGTCAAATGCTTCACCAAGCGCCATTGCATTTCCTGCGTCTTCAATCAACGCCTTGGCTTTGGCAAGTTCCACCTTTTGCAAGGCCGCAGCATCCTTTGCTTCAAGAGATTGAGTTTGAGCACCAATCAAGCCTGTCTTTGCCTCGACTTCAGCCTGACGGAGAAAGCGTTCCTTGGCGGCTAGCGTTTGAGTCGGGGTGTATTTAGCAAGCTCATCACTGGAAACGGTAGACGGAATCTTTCCGCCACCAGTATTCAGCATTTCAGTGTATTGGGCAATGGCTTTTTCGTCCTGACTCTTTTTACCAATTTCAGCCATCCCGAGAATGTTGTTTAGGGCTTGAGGGATGCCCTTAGCAATCGTGGACTTTTCACGAGCAGACAGATTAGGGTCGGAAAGTGCGCCCATAACCTGACCAAACTGAGCTTGGACCTCTGGGTTCACATCCTTGAGGAATGGCTGAATTGCATTGCCAAAACGCTCTGCGGCTTTAATCTCCGCATCGAGCTGCTTGTTCTCCTTCTGCTGTTGAACAATGCTCTCAAAGCCCTTCAAGGCTCCGCCAACGGCAGATGTAATGCCCTGCGCCTGCATCTGAGCGGACTGCCCAGAAGCCTGCAAGAACGGCGTGTAATCAACAGCCGATAGCTCAGGTCTAATTTGACTGCCAGTTGCAACGGCCATAATAGTTAAGCGTAGGACAAACCTTTAGTGCTGACAAGGACTGCAATGCGAGAGTCCATCCATTTGCGGATGATAGATTTCAGTAGTGGCTTGTTGGCAATCCAAACGGCAAACTTCTCGCCATGCTTGATGTAAAGATTTCGGAACCAACTTGGAGCATTGTTCATAAGCCATTCACGGAACAAAAGCCATTTAGGATTGGTTTCTCCGTAAACCTCGCGAGCTACCCAGCAAGGTTTAGCAATTGCTGCTGCACCCATAGCACCAAGACCTTGAAATGCACCAGAAATCATGGTTGCACGAGCCTGAGCATTAGCTCCAGCAAGCTGCGCCTGAGAACCAAAAATTGCCGTATTGTAGCTACCAAGATTGCTCTGGTTCTGCATGGCCAAGTTAAGCCCCGCGTTGTAGTCCACAGCACGCGGCCCAATAGCCTGAGAACCCAATTGCTGGGCCATACCCATCTGTTGAGCCCCATAGCCTAGGGCACCAGATTGACGCCCCAGAATGGCTTGGAACGGGTCTGCGCTGATTGCCCGATTCATGCCGAAAGCAAGCTGACCAGCCTGAGCCGCCTCCGCACGACGCCGCGCAAGGATGTCTTCCCGGCCAAGAATCTCAGCAGCAATCGAAGACTGATCACCGACACGCCCACGGGCAAGACCAGCGGAACGCGCCTGCTGTTGCGCGGAACGCATCTGCTCAGGCGTAACCTGACCGGACGACGCATAGGCTTGTTCCGCCGCCTGCTGGCTCAACTCAGCCATACGCGCCGAATAGGGGTCAGCAGCACGCAGAGCAGCCGTTGCACGCCCGCCATACTTCTCCACGTCGCCAATGTCAGCAGCACGTTGAGCAGCCAGCGTCTCACGCTCAAGCGCAGCCGCCTGCCGCGTCGTGGCATCCTGCATCCCAAGCAGACCAGTCTGGTAGGTCTGGAGGTCAGCCAGATTGAGCGCAGCATACTGGGGACGGAGCTGCTTCTCAACGTCCAGCATCTTCTGCTGCAACACAGGATCAGCCATCATCTCAGCCGTCCGACGATACTCGTCTGCCGCGCTAATAGGGGTTGGAGCAGGAGGGGGAGTGGGGGTTTTAACGGAAGCCATAGTCTTTGACGCTTAGTTTAGCACAGAGGAGATTCGTAGGATAGGCTCTAAAGCCATCATTGCAGCCTTTATTACGCATCCAACCCATGAATGGCAGGCTATACGGTGCCTGAGCTACAAACCAGCTTAAAACACCCTTGCCTGCCGCGTAATGCACATACCAACAGTCAGGGCTGTCTGGATGCCAATCAGACTCCCCAACGTCCTTCCTAACTGGCTTTGCTAGAAGAAGCCTATCGGGAGTGCTGAACACATACCCGTGGCACAAGTAGAACCCCAAATCCTGCTCAAAGCTCCATCCCTTGGATTTGTAGTAGTCCTTGGCTTCTTCTATTGGGCTCAAACTGGGGTGAGCGTGACTTTCCAGTTGGTGCCGTCAATCTTTACTAGCAAGTCGCCAGCATTCCAGCCAAAGCTGATGGCGTTAGGGGATGCGGCTGCTGTAACCATTGGAACAGTGCGACCAGTAGCGGTCCCGCTAGCAACGATTTGTCCCACAAAGGTGGAATCACCAGTTAGAAGCGAGGTTCCGTCAACGGACAGATTGGTGTTAATCTCAACACTCCCAGAGACGTTAAGCCCGTTAGACGTGGCAATGGTGCCACCAGTCGTAAGGGTGCCAGCCACCGTAAGATTGCTGCCACTCGTCCACGTTGGAGCACCAGTGCTCAACTTGCTTGGCGTAATACCACCGTTCTTCACGATGATCTGACCACCAGTTAGCTGAGTGGTCGTGTCGTCAACACAGCCAGCGGCAAACGTGGCTGCATCAACAAGGTTGTTGAGTTTAGTGGAAGTTACGGTGTCCGTGCCCGTAAACGTATATCCCTTAGATAGAATTGGCATAAATGTGGTTAGTTAGAAGTTGTGACATAAAACTTGAATCTGTCCATACTCAAACGTTGGGCTTCCGCCAACTGATCCAGACAACCTGAATCTAAAAATAACCTCTCCAAGTGCAGCCATTCCAGTAAGCTCAATAGCTCCAGAAACAGACACAAACGTACCGGGATTGTGAATGGATGCATCAATAGCGGTAACTTGAAACCAATTTGTTCCGCCGTCTATGCTGTACTGGATTGCATATGAGGCATATGCTCCGCTCCCTATTCCAGAGAACTCACCAACTGCAAATACGCTAATCTTTGGGTTTGACCTTCCATACCTGTTTTCATACGAGCCATGACCCCACCCGAACAGCTTGCATCCAGTGATGGTAACGAATGCTGGAGTTATGGTGTCGAATCCGCTTGGTTTATTGGCACCATTGTCATCAATCGTAAGCGTGTTAGAACCAAAAGTATTTCCAATATATGGAGCCGATGAACTGTTGTAGCACGCACCAGCAACGGCAATCTTTGGAGATTCAAGGCTTATGGTTGCCGTGATTGTTCCAGCCGTAATCTTACCCGCCTCAATCGTATCTATCTTTGCGCTGGTAATTGTAGCTGCTGCAATCTTTGATCCAGTAATCGTAAGATTTGCTATTTCATTGGCAGTGATGGTTGCCGTCTGTATTTTATCAGCAGTTATTGTCGCCGCAGAAATGTTTGAGGCAGTGATGGTGCCGGAAGAAATATTCGATCCGGTGATGGTTGCCGATCCAATGTTTGCCCCAGTAATCGTAGCGGATGAAATGTTTGATCCGGTGATGGTTGCGGCAGCAATCTGCGTCCCAGTCACCGTAGCATTGGCAATGTTTGATCCAGTAATCGTGGCGTTGTCGATCTTAGAGCCAGTTACAGTTGCGTTTGCAATGTTCGATCCAGTGATGGTCGCATTGGCAATGTTGGAGCCAGTGATGGTTGCGTTAGCCAGCTTTGATCCAGTCAGCGTTGCATTCTCAACCTTATCGTTGGTGATTGCGTTTGATGCAATCTTGGCCCCATTGATAGTGAGATTATCAATCTGAGCCGCACTAATAGTAAGATTGGCAATTTTCGAAGCAGTGATGGTCTGGTCTACTAGATTTGCCGCGCTAATCGTTTGAGCCGCAATATTAGAACCAGAAATTGTAGAGGCAGAGATGTTTGACCCACTAACCGTAGATGCGGCAATATTTGCCCCACTAATTGTAGCAGCGGCAATGTTTGTACCGCTAATGGTTGCCGTTCCAATGTTGGTTCCGCTAATGGTTGCCGTAGCAATCTTAGTTCCAGTAATTGTAGCGTTCTCTATCTGCGTGGCGGTGATCGTCGCATTAGCTATGTTAGCAGCCGAAATCGTGGCATTCCCTATTTTAGCACCAGTGATTGTAGCGTTTGCAATGTTTGTCGCAGTAATCGTGTCATTTGCAATTTGAGTTCCAGTGATGGAACCCGGCGCTGGCGCTGGCGACGATGACGAGATGTTGATTCCACTACTGTCTCTCACCACCGTGACATTTGTTCCAGCAACGATGTTAACTGTTGCATCATCAACCATCTTATTGAGACGAATAGCAGTGCTCTTCTTAGAGTCCCAATCGGAATTGGAATCGGTGAAGGTGTAGCCTCTGGTAATGTCTTTCATTATTCAGCAGACGACGTTGAGCCGTTTTGGATTGCGCCAGTGATCTTCACAGCCCTAATCTTGGGGCGTCCTTGGGTTGGTGCAACCGTAAACTGCGCTCCATATCCGCGTTTGTTTCCGATTCTAGAACGAATAGAAACGTCTTCAGCGGAAGCAACATAACTTCCATACACCTCAAGCACACTGCCAAGATCGACGCTGGAATCTGGGTTCTCAACTTCCACGGAAATGTCGGCATCAGATTGAATGTTGCTGGCGCTCTCAATGTGCAGTTCATACGAGTTGAACCGCTTCCTATCCATCGTCGAATAGGTGTATTGACGAGTGGTGAGGATGGAGTTGATGTTTAGCTGCGTTATCACCGGGGGCGAAGACAACGTGAGGCACAGGTTGTCGTAGTAGTCGTTGGCATTAACCCCGGCTTCGTCGATGACGTGAATCCCGCCCTCCTTGCTCACCGTGTGCAGGCGATTAACCGTTCCAGCCCCAGAGCGCACAAAGCCAATGATGTTCCACTGACTGTTGCTGATCAAATCCAGCGATTCCCAGCCATTATTCAACAGATTGAAAACAACAACCGCATTGTTCACCGTAGAGGCATCCAAAGGCACCGCTAGGTAGTAGCGATTGTCGTGATAGACCCCAATGGCACCAGCCGCATAGTTCTTGTTGATGCGGCCCATGATTGGGTTGATGGGCTCCGACATAGGAACGGATGCCCCGCGCAAGTTGTAGAGGTCTTCAAAGTTGACGCTGTAAACCCCATTGTCCGAAAGGAACAGGATTTGATTGCCAATCTGAATAATGGACTTGCGGGCAACCGCACCCACTTCTCGCGTCACTTCCTGCACGCTTGAGTTCTGGAGGTCAGCACCAACACCGCGAATCAGGTGGATGGAGTTGCGGGCAAAGACAACCAACGCATCCTCCGAGAATGGATGCAGACCAACAATGAAATCGGACGATCCAGAAACAATCTTGAACTGGTTCTCAATCTGGTCGTAGGTATTTTGATCAAGGATGTCGGATGCAATTAGCTCATCGCTGACGTTGCGCGACGTAATTGTTGGCGTGCCAGACGTTCCAGCCATTGAGTAGTTGAATGGCATCCAGAGCCTACGCTGGTGATAGATTGCGTAAGGCGGGGCTGGCATATGCGTGAAGCCAAGACCGACAGACTGACGCTTGCCCACTGAAATCCTAGCCCCAGCAATGTCGCTTGCATCTGCCTTGAAAGAGAACGTCGTGGAAGTCTTGGCGTAAACCCTGTACTCGGTGAGCGGGTTGAGATTGGTTGTCCCGGCATCACTAACAATCACGGAATCACCAACCAGAATGAGGTGCCCGGATTCAGTGACGGTGACGACGCCATTAACAATGGCAGTGTTGCCAGCCGTGTCATAAACAAGAGGCTGCGTGTAAACACCCCTGTCAACTAACGTGAACACAGGGCTTCCGGTGAGGGCACTACCATCCCACTGGAATGCTACATTGCCGTCGCGGAATAGGAAGAGATAGTTGAAGGCTTGGATGACCTCGCACGTTGAATCAACCGTCTGACCAGCGGGATAGGTGATGTTGTAGGAAACGCTGGTGTTGCTGGTCTTTACGAGGATTGCCCTGCTGGTCGTAGCCAGCACGATGTATTCCGTGTTTGCAGCAGACTGATCCGAATAGAGACAGGTTCCGTAGATGGCAACTGCCGCAGCATCGTTTAGAACGGGAGGAGACGCATCATTTAGCGTCAACGGAAGCACCACTGCTCCAGCACCATTAGCAATGTTAGCAAAGACGTTCCTATAGCCCTTCCGCGTCTGCCACGAGCCATCCACGTCCATGCGCCCATTCTGGCTTACGGCAACCTCTCCCGGCTTTAGCTGATCAGGACGGAGACGTTGATTGAGCGCGGCAAAAGCCGTGTCCCCGTCGTCAATTAGCTGGCTATCAAGCCTACCGAATGAGGCATATCTTGGCATTTGCCCATTCTACCACCCTCAGCGAACCGACTTGCGTGCAGAATGGACTCCCTTAATCGTGCCCTTGTTCTCTGCCGCGTAGAAGACTTGCTTGGCCTTTTTGGGGCCATACTGCTCCTTCATTGCAGCAAAAATAGCCTTACCCTTTTTAGTGAGTGGCATTAGCTGCAAGACTTTCGGCCACAGCAACCGTTGCCCTTCATTTTGGCACCTTTGCCATATTCCATCTCACGGTCACGCTTGCTCTCGCCGCGCTCGTGCTTAACCATCTGCTTCTTAGACTTGTACTTCTCGCCGTGTTTGCTCATGGCTTATTTTAGCATCCCCAAGCCTTGCGACTCCAATAATTGGCAGACAACTTGTTAGCCGTTCCCTTAATGCCTCCAGAACGGGCGCAGTAGGAAGCCTTACGCTCAGGAGAAGACTTCTTAATGGTCATGTTAGCGTCTCCAAAGCGCACCACCTTGGACTTGCCGTTCTGGCAGGCTCGTACAACCGACTTCTTGCCGCCTTGGACATCCCGGCGCGGCTGGTTACATGGCAAATCCCTTGGGTTCATTTCTTCCGCTTCTTCATCTTAACGCATCCGTTAAGGCCCACACGGCGATAGCCATCCCAGCAGGCTTTGCCGCCAGTGCCCTGATCTTTGCCAGCCTTGTTTACATTCTTGTTCTTCACAGGATAACCTTCTTCTTACGGGTTCTAAGACGATAGACGATTGAGTAGATGCCAGCCGAAATAGCTAGCAGAGATGCAATGATTTTAAGCGCCCAGTCTAGTTGCTCCTGCCAAGCCGCAATAGACGATGATGCGCTTACAACTGCCAGAATGTCGCTTCCGACTTGCCGTGAATAGTTCATTTGATTGATGCGGCAGACATCTTCTGCTCAGTGCGAACACCGAACCAGTAACCCACGGAGATGGAGAACATCCCAAATGTAGACGTGATGATGAAATTCATTAGTTCCGGTTGTTCACTACGATACCACACGGCGAGCGTCGTAGAGCTAATCCAGAGAGCCACTGTAAGGCCGGGGCGGAACAGAGCAATGATGTCTGTAACTACGCCAGAATTGGGACGGGCAGCAGCCTGAGCATCAATGGCTTTGCCAAACAACGTGGCGCTAGTCTCCTCCGTAGTTTGCCGTAGGTTGATTTCAGCCTTCTGCAAATCAATCTGGGACACAACCTTTAGCTCTTCCATCCGCATGGAATGCTTGTCCTTAGCCTCCTTCATGGAGAGCCACTTTTGAAAGATGGCTCCCCCGAGTCCTAAAACACCACCTAGTGGACCCGCCAGAAGTGTTGAGAGGTCCATAAGTGGTGTTATTTTATGCGTTAAGCCCCAATTTGGGCTTTAACGGCTGTTTAGTTGGGCTTTAAGATGCCCTCTAAACAGCCATTGCTGATCGTTTAAGGTAGTTCGTTTAGGTAGATAGCCTTCCCGTTAAGGGCAACGGCAAGTATATCATACGATTGAGTTTCTGTAACAGGACTGTGAACCATAAGTCCGCTAGGAAGAATTCTGGCTGTTTTTACCTCAATTCTAAAACATTTATTATCTTTTATGATAACCATGTCGCATGGACCATGTTGAGAGACATTCCTAAAAACATGGTATCCCTTAGAAAGAAGGTCTGAACAAACAATGAGTTCATTCATTGCCCCAATAAATGGCTTTGCAACGGGCGCTTTGTCTTGCGACATGTACTTTTGTCCGCTGCATTTTACAGAACAAAACCTAGCTTGAGGTCTTTTATGGCTGGGCATGGGCTTATTGCAGTTTTCACATACCCAGCCAGAAGGCTCATTAGAGGCCATTGCGTTTGTTTTAAGGCGATTTGCCGTCAAACTCGACTACTTTGTCGTCCTTGGGCTTAATGGCTTCAAGAAGCACCTCTGCGGACTTCTTGAGCAGTTCATGCTCTTCCGCCGTAAGAGGGGCGCGACGACTAGCGTTATACAGGTTGTTTAGTGCTTGAATGGTAGGCATCGCCGGAATGGTGTTTGCGCTAGTTAATCAGTCAAGATTGAAACGCAATAGGCAGCTTAGGCAGGAAGCTCAAAGCCCGCATTGACGGCAAGGACAGCCGCGAAAGCGTCGTCGTTAGTCCACGCCGCGCATTGCTCAGCCGTGGCTTGGATGAGACCAACGGCCAGAATCTCAACGCCAGCGGCATCGAGCAGATGGCAGTCGGCAAATGCGACTGGATCAGTGTAATTCACATAGCGCACTTCAAACTGAGTGCCGACTTTAGGAGCACCGGGAGAACCGATGGTGTAGGGAGCGATTGGGATGGTCATAGGTAGAAAATTAGTCGTTGGTGGTTTTGGCTGCGAGATAGTAAGTCACGCCACCAATCACCATAGTGACGGTGCGATTCGGACTGGTAGGACTGACGGTGTTGACGGTGTTGCCGATAGCCACCGCGCCCGCGAAGGTGGCGGCTCCGGCTGAGTCGATGGTCAGGCGCGCCGTATTGTTCGTGCCAATCACCGCGCTAAATGCTCCAAAGGCACCAAGCACAAGCGGTCCACTTTCCGAATAAAGCTGAGTAGCGGAAGCTCGGTTTGTGCTAAATAAAGTTCCGCTGGTTAGCGAACCTTCGGTGCGAAGCGTGGCCTGCGCAACGTCAGCGACGGTGTTGAATTTGCCGTGCGCAGAGGTGCCGGAGGTCGAAGCTGTGATGATACTATTGCTTGCACCGCTACGGGTGATGTCTCCCGCCGCCGTCACCGCACCCCCAAAATAACTCGCAGCACCCGTAGCCAGCCCACCCGAAACCACCAGCGCACCGGCTCCTGCGGAGCCTGCGGTGGTGGAGCCTACTACAAGTCCTCCGCTACCACGAATATTCATTTGCCCAGCGGAGTCCAGCGTGACGCGAGCTGCCCCTGCCGTGATGTCGTAGATGGCAAAAGACGACCGAATTAGTGGGTCTGATGCAGTTGAGCCACCGGAGAGAATATCAAAAGTCCTGCCAGATGCACCGCTGTTTGCTAAACGAAGCCGCCCACTGCTTGCAGTGTTAGAGGTCGTCGCAATGAAAAGAGATTCGCCCGTGCCAGAGCGCGTCACATCGCCCGCGAAGGTGGCGGCTCCCGAGGTAAAGGTGACGATCCGCGCTCCACCCTGCACAATACCTTGAGTTGATGCGATACCGATGTCCTTGGCCACGTCCACGGACCCTGCGGAAAGCGTTTCTCCCGAACCAGCACCAGCTTTGATGGTGCCCCCTGCCGTCACCGCGCCCGCGAAGGTGGCGGCTCCGGTGGAGCGAGTCATCAGCAGATCAGGTCCACTACGGAGCGGTGAACCCGCGTCATCGTAGGCGCGAATCTCGTAGTCACTGCCCACATTAGAACCGCTTTCAGCCGTCGTGCTTACTCCGATGTTGTATCGCCGTCCAGCGTTCGCGCCGTTGTTTGTCGCGCCGGTTGCAAACATCAAATACCGAAATGCAGCGGTTGAACCTTGAATGGATGCGCCGCCATTGAAAGACGTGAACCCGTTCAACACACTCGCCGCCCCCGCGTAGATGCCACCTGCGAAGATGCCCGCGCCTGTGGTGCTGCCGACTGAAGCTTCTGTGCTGTCGCTGACGATGCGCTTGGCCGCGTGGATGCCGCCTGCGGTCGTGAGTGCGCCCACGCCTGCGGAGGTCGTGGCTTCGGTCGTGGTAGGAACGTTGACGACGCTTGCCGATGAAATCGACAACGCTGCGCCGCCGCCGTTCGGGAAGAAAGAGATACCGTTTCCGCTCGTCGCAACAAGGTTCAACGCACCACCAGACGGTCCCTGAATCCACGCGCCAGTGGTATCCAAAATAAGTGCGGCATTTGATACTGTCGTGCGAAGGATACCACCAAACGTCCCCGTCCCACCCGCGTTGATGTTCCCCCCGCCAATCGCCACATTCGTCGCCGCCGTGCCGTTGCCGATGGTGAGTGCGCCTGCGGTGGAAGAGCTGGCGGAGGTGGTTAGTGGAATGTTTACTGCACTCCCAGAAACCGTCAGCTGGTCCGCACCTGCGGCGTTTACGCGAAAACCCAGTGAAGACCCGCCAAAGCTGGTAGTGAGTCGGGTTGTTGCCGATGTGTTGGAAATGGTTAGTCCGTAACTTCCAGCCCCACCCGTCATAGCGAACGTGCCAGAACTGAATGATGCGTCACCAGCTACATTGAGCACTCCCCCAAAATACCCCGCCCCCGCGACACCCACGCCACCCGCGACCTGTAGCGCACCGGTCGTCGTGCTGGACGCTGCCGTGGTGTCAGTTACCGAAATAGTGCCGCCAGTAAGTCGCGTTGCGCTGGCCCGCAAAGTGAATGCAACCACCGCCCCGTTGGCATCGTTGAGCATATCCAGCCCGACGCCGGTTCCGCCAATGGCTGTGGCAGTGCGAAAATGAGCGTTTTCGTTTGTGCCAGTGCGGACCGCAAGTTTGCCAACGCCGGTCACTCCGTTTACGTTAACGGAGTTGTTAAGATTAACCGCTCCGGTGCCAGTCGGCGTGATGCTCATGCCCGCATTTGCGCCTTGTCCTAAAGAAATACTCGCGCCCGTGCTGCCGCCTGCGAGGGTGAGGTTGGTGGCGGCTGGAGCTACAACAGACGGCGACGTAACACTCGTCTTAAACGACGGAGCACTCGCATCAATCTTGCGGGTTCCATTTACGGTTCCGTCAAGCGCAATGAAGTCGTCGCTAGCAGTCTGCGTTGCCGTAGTTGGAAGGTCTTTGATGCGAATGTCGGCCATGTTATGTAACTGCGATTAGAGGATTGGATGCGCTGTCAATAAAACGGTCTCCCGTAGACGTAACCAGCGTATAAATGATGTCAGGTGGATTGCTGTCTTGAGGAGTCATCAAAACATCTGACCAGAACTCACGGTCAGAGAACGCAGGACGCAGACCAGCAAAATAGCCCAGTCGCTTCGCGTTAATAGGACTCTCAAACGGACTAATCATTAGAGGAAGTTAAGCTCCTGCAACTCAACCACAACATCAGTGCTGTCATCACGGATTGCCTTAGCCGCAAGCGCCATATTGCGCGTCAAATAGGCAGTAGACCCATCAGAATAGATGAATCCCTTCGTCGTCGTAGGATTGGTGCCATCAAACGTCACGCGAGCATTAGCCCCAGTGAACTGAAAGAGGATGTGCGTCGTGTTGCCGCTAACGCTAAGACCACCAATCAGGGCACCAGCAGTTGCCCCAATAGTAACCTGAGTGTGGACCGTCCCATACTGAGGGATAGCCTGAGACGGGGTGTTTACGATTTTAGCGTTAGCCATGTTAGTGAGTGAATTGAGAGATTGCCACAACAGGCGAAGCACCAGAGTGCTTTACCAGCTTCATGTTTTTGACGGCAATCTTATTGAACCATCCAGCATACGGAGCCTCCAGCGTGTGGCCATTTGAGGAACTTGGTGTGGTCCCATCAAACGTCACATACGCATTTCCTCCGTGTAGCGTGAAGAAGAACACGTTCGTCTTAGTATCGAAGTTATTGACAAACGACGTGGCACCCGTGCCCACCGTAATTGTTTGCATTGGAGCCTGATCGTTCGATACAGGATAGAGGTTTACAACGTAAGAATTCATCGAGTGCGATAGGATCGGCTGGCGTGTGTTGAGATTCGATGGGATAATACACCAACAGAGCGTGTAACATCCACTTTCATAAGCTGGTCTTGAAGGATGCCTTCAGCAACCTTTTCCTCAATTAGAGCCTTCTCATTCTGGGCGTCCAGACGAAGGAAGTCAGCAAAAACAGCGTGGCCCAAATACTCATTCCATTCCTCTGGAATGTTAGTTGACGCAGACGTGTACGGCCCATTCCATTCCTTCTTATACGTCACGAAAACAGACGAAGAAGGCATCGTGTCACCCATTACGTGAGCACCCAGTGCGTCAACGTAGTATTCCACCTCAACGGACGAGTATTGGAAGAACGGCTGGTAGCTCTTGTGGATACGGAGGTAGGTGTCAATGGTGGGTGATCCGGCCTTCTCGTATGGAACAATGTTGCTGTTAAGCGTTGCCGTGCCCGTGCCACTACCTACCCCCGTAGCCACAAATACGACGCCAACCGTGTTGGCAGATGCACCAATGCTAGTCCAATTGGTGGTACCCACTGTCAAAATAGTGTAGGTGTAGCCAACAACAAAACTACCGGCAGTGACGGTGGTCGAGAGATAGCTGCGATTCTCACCTACAACCAACCAACGCGGCCAAAAGTCAGACCCCTCATACGCCAGCTTTGCGCGACGATTGACCAACGTCGTAATCAACACTTGCTCTTGAATCGTGAAGTCAGTTACCCCCGCAAGAGCGCATACTTGATTGTAAATGGAGCTGTAGGCGACTTCTTGCATTAGAGTTTGTTTGGAGCCAAATTAGGAAAACGCTTCTGGAAGTCTTTGACAAAGCCTTTGTCGTGCATGGCTTCGTGACCATACTTTTTACGCAGATTGAACCACTCCCACGCTGGAGTCACTGCCACGCAACGCATCCCCTTGATGTTTGCCTTCTGCGTGTCCTTAATCCGCTGAACCTCTTGCGAGCAAATCTGCTCACGCTCATTCTCCCAAGCCTGTTTCAAGGCAATCCCCGTCGTAATTTCGCGCATCAGCGCACGATTGACTTCACCATCTGAATAACGAGGGATTGACGTAATGATTTCCATAAAAAAGCCCGTGCAGTATTCTACCACACGGGCTTTTGATGGCAACTAGTTATTAGGCAACAACAGTAATCTTGCCGTGAGCAAGGGGACTGAAGACCTGCAAACCAGCAGCGGCGTCAACGAAGCCACGCTGACCACCACCCTGATCGGGAACGCGGGTGGAACCGAGGCTCATCAGTTCAGCAACCCCAATGTAGGCGGGATTGATGATGTAGCCACGGGACGCATCAGGCAAACACGCAGGATTGCCGTTGATGACGGTGATGAGACCGAAATCGCTGTCATAGGTGTTCACCGAGAGCGTGATTTCCTTGTCCGTCGCCATTTGATTGACGTGATAGACGTTTTCGTTCGTGTTGTTGTCCGAACGGGCAAAACCACTCACCGTGCGGCGAAGGGTCGTACCAGCAACGAGCGAGAGCTTATCCACCGTGCCAGTCTGGGTGAAGATAGAGGCAATCAGACCGTTGAAGACGTTCTCCGTAAACGTGCCAGTCGAGTGAATGGACGCCGTAGGAGTACGGAAGTTGCTCGGAACGTCAGCACCGGGGGTGTTGGAGGTCCAGAGACCAAGGCCACGGCTGACATAGCGCGTCGAAGCGCCGTCTTCAACCGAGCGGTCTTGGTCGCCGCAAAGCACCTTCTCCATGTCGCGTTTAAGCTCACGGATGGCTTTCGATTCAGCCTCCGCAATCTTGCCGGGACCAACCGACTCCACAGCCTGCTGGAGCTGGCTCACCATGAAGTCACGGCGGAAGAGCTGGATGTAATTGCCGAGACGCGCACGACCAGCGAACTTGTCCGCGAAGGTCGTGATGTCCGCACCTTCTTGGATGCCCGTGGCAGACGGCGTAGCGAGCACGTCCACAGTCCACTCATTGAAGGTGGCCGTAGCCTTGCTTTTGTTGGCGAGCGAGAGGACCGGAGTCTCCTCGGGAGCCAGAATGGTCAGAACGTCAGTGAGGTCTTCACGATTGGAGACCCCAGAGCCGGGATTAGTAACGTTGTAAGTATTAGAAAAAGCCATGATAGTTAGAGTTTAGAATGTTGAAGAGCACGAATTGCTTTGAAGTCCTTGTAACTCCCGCTTTTCCCAAAGCGGCTGGAGAGATCATTCAGGGCCTTTGACTGACGGGTCTCGGGCTGATTGGATTCTGTTGATTGGCTAACCACTAGAGACGGCGGGGAGAGACGTGGCGCAACCTTTGCGTCAACGGAGCGACGTGCATACAGGCTATTGGCCGCGTGAGCCAACAAGTAGGGCAATTGCGGCGCAAGCTCGGGCAGGATTTTTTCAATATCCCGAATCCGATTGTCACCAACCATCGCCTCATACTGCTTTCGCACATCATTGTCCTCTCCTTGCAGCCAAGGAAGCTCTGTCTTAGCCCGTTCAACTAGGGCATTCTTGAAGGCTTTGCGCTCTTCGCCAATTTTAATCTGCTTGTCCTGATCGGGCAAGTAGACCTCTTTTGCTTTTCGCGCCTTCCGCAGTGCTTCCTTGATTTCGCGTTTGCTGTAGTCCTTTCCGTTGACATTCGTCAAAATGTCGTCGGAACCGAGTTCTTCGCCCTTTTCGAGCAAGTCGTCGGCCCAGTCAATAACCTCAGTGACTTCCTGATATTTCGACTTGAGGTCGTTAGGGTTGTCAATGTTGGCGTAGGGATTATCCTTCACCGTGGCTTCCAACTGGTTTGAACTACGTTTAGCAATGTCGGCTTTAAGTGCTTCCAGTTGCTCCTCGGCTGCTTTACGCTTGGCAGTCAGTTCGCCGTAGCGGGCGACTGCCTTGCTGCCGAGTTTCTGGGAAAGCTCTTTAAGCTCTGCCTCACTCATGCTATCCAAATCAACGTCCTTAGAAAGAACTCTTTGTTCCTCTTTAGCGTCTTGTTCCGTTGGAGTAGGTGCAGGCTCTTCTTGCCGCACTTCCTGTTCTGGAGCTTGAGCACTATCGGGAACCACCTCTTGCGACTCTTGGCTAAGTTTCTCAGGCGATTTTTGCACCTTAGAAGCATCCCCTAGAGCCTTATACCGCATAGCGATTAGCTCGCTATTCGACATATTTTTCACCACAGGTTTTTGGTCGGCTCCTGCGTTAGCCGTTTGGACTTCAGTAGACATAGGTTGCCGTCTTTACGCCACGGGCATTGCGAAATCGAAGTATAACATCATCCCGGCAAACCGTTGGACATACGCACGGCTCGCTTCATCAAGAGGCTGTTGTAGTTGCACAGATTGAGAATCTCGTCGTACACCTGAATCTTGCCGCTAATCTCGCGGAGACGACCATCAGGTGCCCGCTGCATTTGGCCAATGGCGCTCTCACGTCCAGCGGAAATCCAGTCGAGGAAGTCGAGGAACTGCTCGCGGTCTGACAGAAAAGCCATCTGCTGCTCCAGTGGATGCTTCTTGTTGAAAATGTTCATAAACTATTGCAAATAGATGTTATCTGGTCGTGTCAATCGAATAAGCTTGACAGGAAGCCAAAAATCCCCCTCAAACTCCCCCTGCAACCCCAGTGTGAGATTGAAACATGAAACGTAACTAGCCCGCCTTAATTAAGGGTTATCTTAATTAAGGCTGCGACTGAACGGATCGAATAAGATTATTCACGAAGTGACAACCACTAGAAACTAAGGGAGCTAGGACTACTGAACGCTTTGAGTGTTCATTTGCCCCATTTGCGCTGGAGCGGTACCAACCCGCCCAATCTCAGCATTCTGCATCTGAGTGAGGGCAAACTGATACTGCTGGGCATACTTCTCAAGGCGTCCACGGAATGCCTCATCTTGCTCCACTCGCTGAGCAACATCAGGCTGAGCGACATATTGCTGGATGACTTGGAGGGCAACCTGAGCGCCGTTAGGGCGAGCAGGCATCTCAATGCCAGCAAAAATCTTAGATAGGTCATCCGTAACCAGCTTAACAACTTGCTGAGAAGCTTGTTCTGCTGGCTGCAAGATGGCGTCAGCCATGATGGGATCAATGGCAGCAGCCATAGACTCAAGCAGGCTGTCAGTGTTAATGCGCCCGTTCTTGTCCAATTGCAAAAGATTTACAAATTGGCCTAGGCGAGCTTCCTGCGTCTCAGGATCGTTGTTCAGCACATCAAAGCTAATCTTGATGTCGAAGTCCTCGTCAGGATTGCCCTTCTCAAACTGCATGGGGTCAGCCACGCCAGTGACGCGGAAGAACACCTGATCTGGGCCAAACCGCTGATAGCATTTAAATGCCATCTTGATTACATCCTGCGTATGGGACAGGAACTTGTTGACGAAGTATTGCTGACGAATAGCAGACAACGGATCGTCAACGGCAAGACCGACAATCTTGTCGGCAGCGCCAATCATCGTGCGCTCCATCTCAATGGAACCCGGGTTGTACGGAGGCGTAGGCCCAAAGCTAATCTCACCAGCACGGCGCACGGGAATGTAGCGACCGGGACCGTAGTCTGACGGAGCATTGCCGGGAGGATGCAGGATTGGCGGCAGAGTCGCCAGACTGTTGCGGTCAGTGCGGCTATCGCGTTCCGCCTTCACCTGATCCTGTGGCCCACGGAGAAGGTCCGAGAACGTCTCGATGTCGTACATCCGCTTGGATGCATTGCTTAGACGAGTGACGACAAAGGGATAGTCGTTGTAGCCGTTCAGAAGCTCAAACTTGGCGTAGCCTTGAACCTTGGCATCACCAGACCACTTAGGGTGGAAGATGGTGCAGTAGATGCCCTCAGAGCCGTCCTCAGAGTCAATCAGACGCTGGAAGCCGTAGACCACCTCGATGAGTTCGTTGGCGTTATACTGCTGGCGATAGCGGGTCGTAGACGAGCTACGGGTGCCATAGACGCTCTCCAGATTGTACGTGTTTACCCCACGATACTTGGAGCAGACATACTCGGCCCAAGACTCATCCCAGCCATCAGAGGTGACGCGGGACAACACTTCCTGCACCGTCAGGAACGTGCGATAGAAGACGAAGGGGGCACGCTGGGGATCAATGCAGTAGGACGGGAAGAACACGTCGCCATCAGGGGCACACGTCTGCAAGAACGGACGATCCACCGACAGGCGGCTAATGGGAATCTCGCCAACACCCTTCTCGCGGAGTTCCTTCAAAGCCTTCTTGGCCCGCTTGTCCACAAGATCGGGATAGACCGACTTGAACATGGCAATGACATCATCGTCATTCTTGCCCTCGATGATGAGACGCGCCAAGTCTGGCGAACTCGTGGCAATCTGGTTGAGGTCAATCTTCTGGAGATACTTCTTCTCCATGCGCTCCCAGCCAATGTACGTAATCATCAGGCCGCGCTCAAGAAAGTAGTTGGCACCAAGCTCCATCTCCTCGCGGAAACGCGGGATGTAGGACGCCACCATCCACTTGAGGAATGCGCTGACTACCCGTGCGCGACCGGTGTCAGAGTGCTCAGTGGGATAGGCCCGAATGTTTGCACGAGCAAGCGACGCCATGAACAACGAGACGTAGTTGTTGATGCGCTCGTCAATGATGCGTGCCTCGGTGTCGGACGCACCTTCCCACGGGAAAGCATCAGCACCATGCTTCCGCATATCGGAAGACTTCCCCGGCCAATTGCAGCGACGGTTGTCCCCGCTGGTGATGCACTGATTGAAGTAGCTGGAAAGCTCAGTGAGCGTCCTATCATACGCCCCACGCAGCACAACAACGTCAGGACCATCTTGGTCAACAAATGTGAGAGCGTGCTGAGACTTTGTTTCTTGCATAGTGTTGGTTGTTATGATAGCACGCTTTTGCGTGAGACATGGCATTCTTTATGATGTTGGTGACGTACTCCTTGGGTCGCCCAATCTTGTCGGCAAGCTCATCTGGGAACATCTCCACTGCGCTATTCTTCTTTGCCGTCACCGCATACTCGTAGGCAATGAGCCTATCAGAATGATTCAATAGCCACTTCTTGTCTGTTGTAGGATCAATGTTGTTGTCCTTCAACATAACGATAGGATGTGCCAGTGATGTCTGAGATTGCTTCAACTTGGATGTTCTTACCAACAAGTTTCTCTGTTAGTCGCCGGGGAATAGCAACATGAATGCGTCCGAGGTCTTGACCAACAGCAACGCAATAGACCCACTGCGGATTGTTAGCTTGCTTCAGCACCTTTGCGGCAAAGATGCTAGTTTGCTTTGGCACTTCTACCGGAGCAACGATGGTCTCAACAATGGGCTCAATCTCGTCAACAGGAGCCTTAACTTTAGGTTTAAGTTTTTTCATTAGTATCCGCCTCGCGCTTGGGTTTTGGTTTTCATGGAATCAGGCGGGACATATCCAACCCCGCTAATTGCTAAATATCGCATCACGTCGATTGGGTCTTTCCATGCCTCTTCCAGCCCGCCGTCTGCGGTGTATTCCTGAAGGGCCATGATGATGTTTTGGCATCTGTCGCTAATCTTAAAGCGAGGGCGATTAATGGCATCAATGGGCATCTTCCTATTGTACGCCATTTGCGTCTGCAACGCTTGCAGCCCGTCCTCGATGTCTAGCCCCGGTGCAGGGATGAAGACAAGCCCAGCGTCAGCCAAGTCTTCTATGATGCTGCTGGCCCCGTCCTGCGCCTGATACTTCGCGGCACCCAGCCTAGGATCAATCAGCCTCTCAAATATGTTGTCGGCAGTCTCGGACTCCAAGGAGGTGATGAGGTCAACGTAGTCCTTGATGCCATAGCCCAAGCCCTTGGCTCCCTCTCCGGTTGACCACTTGCCGCCATGCCATTTAGCCCAGTCTCCAGTGTTGCTGTCTGGCCACTCCCGATAGACCCACCAGCAATTGCTTTCGTCAATCGCCACCCAGCACATAAACCAGTTCTTGCGGCCCGCTGGGTCCAGCACCATGTACTTCGTTACGTCCTTATGCGGAATCTGAGAGTGAGGAACCACGTTCACTTCCTTGCTGAAATTCGGGAATCTAGTCGTGTAGTTCTTGGTGGGGATGCCATACGCCGCCGTCAGCGTGTAGTTCTCGTCGTTCTTGGCCTTACACTGCTCCACGATGGCGTCATAGCCGCTCCACGGGTTGTCCTTGCTGTGGAAGTAGATGATGCCCGTGTTCTTCTCTTTGTTCCGCTGAGCATACGGCACCATGCGGCCATTCAGCAGTTCCGCCGACCTACTCTCAAGCGTCTCCGCTCCCTCGATGTAGTAGCGCACCGTCTCCGTAACGCCATCCTTAGGCGTGAACGTCAGCAGCATCTTGGCATTGCGCGTAGCCAACCGCAGATAGAGCCGGTCAAGCATCTCCATGCCCTGCAAATACTCGTCGCACCACGCCCCAATGTTTGCCCCAGAAGGCGTGTAGGCCCCAAGCTCCATGCCTTCAAGGATGGACTGATTCTGGGCAAACTGGCTGTACGTCTTAAACATGATGCGGCTCTTATTCGGGAACACCAGCGAGTTCCCGGCAAAGCCGTTCTGCATGGAGAACGAGATGTAGTGCGTCTCCTCCGTCGCCTTCTTCTTCAGCTCTTCCGGCAAGTACTCGTAAACCGCCGCCTGCTGCACAACTACGCTGTTCTCCTGATTCTGGCTAAAGCAGTAGATGAGAGCCCCGGCGTTCTCCATTGCCGCACGGACAACTGACTTGGCCCCATAGCTTGTTTTTCCGCTGCGATTCGCGCCAAGGAGTAGCAGGGTCCGGCAATCACTCAGCATCTTATCTGCCTGCTTCCAATGGGGCAGCACCCAGCCATAGCGGTAGGGATCACGGCGGCTATTAGCAATCGCCTCATGGTAGGTCTTCCAGAGGGCAATGAGATCACTAGCCTCCATGCCGCCCACCTCTTCATCCGTAGGCGGAACCAGAATCTTATGCTGTTCCCAAGTGAGCATCAGGCTGGCTCCACCTTCACCTCAACGCTGCCCGCCTTGTTCTTGGCCTTTGCCGCCGCAATAGCAGCCATAGCGTCCTCAAGCGAGGGCTGACCGCTGCGATGCTCAACAACCATCTTGTTGCCCTCAGAAGCCATAAAGAACTTATCCGCGTACACGCCATAGCTCATGGCCAAGTCACGCAGATTGGCCCGCTTCAAAGCACTCTCATCCTCACTCAGCATCCGCATCTTCTCATGCTGCAACATCCGCGCACCTTCTGCCAACTCCAAGGCATCCTGCGCCAACTGCTCCTTGCGTTGGTTAATCAAAGCCGAATGCCGCGTCCTAAGCGCAACCAGCGTGTAGTAGTCCATCCCCTCGCTGTCCCTAATCTTCTTCCACGAGATGCCGTCAGCCATCATCTCCAGCGCCCGTGCAGCCTTAGCCGGATCACGTCCCTCGATCATACGCCGATTAACCGCCGTGCGGGCAATAGCCACAGCCACCTTCTTCCTGAGGGCCTTCTTCTCTTCCATATCGCAACTGAGACTCATTATCATCTTCATGGCAAGACCTAATTTCGCGGGCATCCACTCAACAATCAAAAGACATAACTCCCTTAATCCGCGAGCATTGCATAACCATACAAATTACTTCACAACCTTTTGTCCTTTCCCCCGTCCCTTACAAACAACTTACGTTCAACTATGTTGACGCGACAACTCCTCTGTCATCTCCCCGCGTAAACTAGAGCTTGAGGCCAAGGGGGACCGACCTGTTGCAATTTTTTTTAACTCTGGGGTGGACCCAATAATTTATCCCCTAGGTTGGGTTTGCGAAGACCCCCTCCCCCCCGGTAGCCACTAACCTGTGAAGGACGCCGTTCTACCCTGTCCATCCAACTAATAGAGGCAGCGAAGCTGCTCTGTATCTTCGTTTTCGCTGGTTAGTTGCGATTGGACTGTCGAGATGGCTTCAGTTGCGCGTGTGTGAGAGAGGAATGCGAGGGAAAGGGTTAGAAATGTGGTTAGAAACGGGGTTAGGAATGGCTAGCTTGGAATGCTAGCCACAGCTATAAAGGTGTTTGCCATTAGTGGGCTTAGGACGCGATCAAAGGCAGTGCAACTTGGTCGCGCCCGCAGTAGTTGGTGCGTGACTGTCTTGTAAATCAACTCCGGCGAAGCCGGAAAAATTTTTTTGGAATAGGCCTGGGTGTTATTCCCCATAGGGTGAATACCCTATACGTGAGCAGCTGGCTCATAAGTGGACATTCGGGCAACAAAAAACCCGGCGCTGGTTAGGCGCCGGGCGGGGTGGGTTACGGTGTTGGAGGTCGGGGCGGTTTGATGATGAGCGCGAGGACCACGAGGCCCAAGGCGATGCAGATGCCGAGGAGGAAGTCTGCTGGTGTTGTGATTATGTGGTATGGGTTCATTGTTCTACTGGGTCTGCGATCTCGTCACCGAACATATAAGCCTGCGCGGCTTGCGCGCTGGTGTGGCGCATTGGCCAATTGGGGCCGAAGGCGGCGGCGCGGTCTGCGTCGGTCGCCCATTTGTGCGGCGGCGATTGCGTGATGACTGGCGGGATCGGCTTCGGGATTTTGCGGGACGTGTGATTCGTCTTGCTGCTGAACGTCAGCAGCGTTTGTGATTTGACCGTGTGATTGACGGGAGCGCCGCCGATCTCGCAGGCCTCGGGCGTCGTGCCGAACGTGTAGCCGCCGGAGTCGTTCCGGCCTGCTTGAAGTCGGGCCGTGTCGTCTTTGGCAACGTGTAGCTGCCAACCGCTGGCCGTGGGTTGGAGCATGCCGAAGGCGAAGTACCCCGTGATCTCTGCGAGCCGCTTTTCGTCGTTACCCTCCATTGCGAGGAGCAACAGTTCCGAGTCGCAGGTCGTTTCCCTGTTTTTGATCGTCGAGGAGCGTACGATTCCATTGTGAATCAGGGCCGAGCCATTACCTAGCATTGGGTGCGTGTTCTGCAGGGATTTCCCGCAGGTTGCCTTGCGTCCGTGAATGAGCAGGAATCCTCCGTTTGATGCGTTCTCGCCGTTTTCGTCGTCGGCGAATCCGAGGCAAAAGTGCGGCGGTTTCGTCGTGAGTTCGGGGCTGCTGGATTTGAGCCAACAGAGTTTGCCCTTGCGGTCGATCCAAGCGGCACCGAATCCGTCAGACTCTCCGGTTTGGTTGAAGTAGCTCCACGCCGTGGCGATGGTCTGTTTGAGCTTTTTGGCGCTGTGCGCCGTGGCGATGATGATTTTGCACATGGTCGTTTTTGGTTGGTTTGGGTTTATTCGCTCTGTTCGGTGGTCCGCCCGTCTTGGTTGCTGTACTGCGCCGGATTTAGGACCTGATGGCGTGCGCGCCAGTATGTGGCCTCGTAGTCCATTAAGGGGAGTTGACCGAGGGTGCCGATGCAGTCGGCATCTTTGGGATTGGAGCGGAGCGCGATTAGGAGCTCACACAGGCGAATCCAGCTAAGAATTTTGGCGTAGTCGAAAGTTGCCGAATGAAGGCGGATCTCAAGGGTTTGATATTTGGAGAAGCTGCAGAAGTTGACGGCGCGGTAGCGGTCGGACCCGGATGCGCTGATGCCGAATTTGCAATAATTTTGATCACGGCGTGACGCCGGAACGAGTTCTTGCAACGCGTGCAGCCATTTGTCGACGCGTTTGGCGATCTTCAGAACATCGGCGGACGTGCGTCCTCGCATGTCGAAATGCACGTGCAGGCCGCAAGATTTGTTGCATTTCATGCCAAGCGTTTTGAGTTTTGCAGCGAGGCGATAGAGGCGCGGTTCGAGCATGGAGCGGGGGAAAACTGCTTTAACTTCTGCGGGCTTTTCCGCGCTGTTGTTGGTGCGAATGCTGCCGTCGCCAACGATACGACTCCAGTGCGGTAGGTTTGCCGAGAGGGTTTCGTGGTCGTGGAGGCTGAAGCCCTCAAGCTCAAGGCCGATGGCTTTTTCGTAGCGGAACGACTGGGGGACGAAATTACAGCGGCGCATTTTCTGTTCGACCGTGACCCCGTAAGAGATGCGCGCATCAACGTTCATGGCGTCAATCCGTGGCTCGACTGGTTTCCGGCGGTAACGCTCCATGAGTTCGGGCAAGTAAACTCGGGTGGTGGGGAAGAGGCTGCAAATGGTGCGGCGGTAGGATTTTGCTATTGCGCTGCGGTCGGGCGGGAAGGCAACGTACCCGAGGTGATGTCCGCTGGTGTCGTATACGTTGACGATGCGCGGCGTTGTGAAGAACTGGTAGCCGTTTGCCTCAAGCGTTTGGTGGCAGAACCGGACGGCATCTGCGGAGTAGCCTTGCGGGGCGATTGGGAGGGCGAATTTCAGGTGCGTTTTCATGTGTCTGTGTGTTTTTGTGTTTTGGTTTTCCGGCTGTGCCGGGAAATTTAGAATGCGTACGCGAGTCCGGCTCCGAGGAGCAGGCATCCGGCGATGTAGGCGGTGACCGTCGCGATATTGTTCCACGTGGAACATTTTTGCGGGGTCGGTTTCATCCTTGGTCGAAGTCGATGGTGATTCCCTTGCTCGCGTTCACGAACACGCGGGGCTCGTTTGAGTAGATCACGCCGAGCAGTTTTTCGAGGGCGCGCGGCGTTTTTACCGTGGTCGTGGTTCCGTCGACCGTGACAAGGTAGCGGGGGAACGTGCCGCGTTCTGACGTTGGTCGCTCGAGGGCGGCGATTTTGAGGTTTTCCGTGGTGTGGTATTTCATCTTTTTTGGGGGGTCGCTGTCTGGGCGCTTACTCTGGCTGGGTGGGTGCTGGATGCGAGCTTAGTTTTGCCTTTTTGTGTCATAAAATGTTCCACGTGGAACACTTACTGAGATTCATTCTCACTTCGCACGCGCTTGTTTTTCTTGCCTTTTAGCGGATTGGCTCCTGAGGCGGAGCCGAAAACCCGTTTAATTTGCGTGTGAGATTGGGTACTAGGTTTAAAAGCGTGAATTCTAGCCATGACATCACTCACATCTAAGGCTAGGCGGAGCGGAGCGACGACGAAGCCGTGGTAGTTATTGCGCGTAATACTTATAAAGCGTTATATACTTTGCGCTTCCGTTACTATACATCTTAAATAGGTCCATTAGATGACGCTTGAAGCTTGGACATTGAGCAATAGATGAATGCAATAGCGGAATGCCTGATGCAATTATAGTGGAAACTACGACGCGACGAGCGGGAACAGTGGCGAGAAGGCAGCGGCAGTGATTGCGGCGGTTGTGTTTGTGGTGATTGTTGAGCGTGCGACGAGTGCGCTGAGTTGCGTCGTGAGCGTCGTTGTCGTCGTCGAGGGTATGGGGTAGGGCGCGGGTGAGAACTAACGGCCTCAGCTGTGACTAACGGTCTCAGCCGTGGGCTGGATTGAGTTTGCCCCTACTCGTTCCAAACTACAACGGTCGTGGCGTTGACCCGTGTGACGGAGAACGGCCTGACGGAATCTCCTTAAGAGCGCAATCCCTCTCCTTCACCGGAGGGGGATTTTTTGTGTCTCATGGTTTAGCCAAAAAATAGCCCAATTGTTCAATTTATGGCTCGTTCCAGATTACGACCGTCGTGGCGTTGATGCGGGTGACAGAGAACGGCTTGACGGGAATTTCGGGCATAATTCCCGTCGGCACTACCTTTATGACACGATCCGGTGCCCTATCTGGACGCTCCTCATCAATTGCGTATCCGAACAGGTCTAGGGAAGGCCCGCCAGATGCCATTGCGTTCGATTTGCGGGCATTTGACGACGAGGACGACATTGGGGCTGGGAATGGGCCTTTAAGCAGGCGAGCGGTCAAGCGGTGTTTTTCATCTTGCGCGACTGCATCTGCTACTATTCTCGATGTTAGTGGCAAGTGCCACATGCCGTCGATTGAAACCGACGCAACCGATAGGATTCATTTCCACGCCTGCATGGAGGGTTCCCCAAAGGGGTTCCGCGTTTCAACTCCATGCAGGGCGTGGTCCTCCTCAATGAAAGCCAATGCAGACAAGCCATACATCCCAGCGTGGATGTTTGAGCAAAACCTCAATCCAATTCATCTACTGGTGCTCATATACCTATGGCGCAGAAGGAATTGGGACACTGGGCAATGCAATCCATCCATGACTACTATTGCAAATGATGTGCGAATTAGTCGCAGGACGGCAATTAACTCAATAAATGAGTTGGCTAAAAGGGGACTGCTATCGAGGAAGTCTGGGCATACCGGGATTAGCAATAGCTACGTCTTAGAAACACCTAGTGCACCTAATGCACTAGTGCAGCTAGTGCACCAACCAGTGCAATCTACGACACCAACTAGTGCACCAGATGCACTCCAAGGTACATATAAGTTAACTAATAAAGTTACTTGGGGTGCATTAGATGCACTACCTCCAACTGAAAAACAACCACCAAACTGGGAGAGACGGCGGGATGTGGCATTTTCCGGTAAACGCTGGTATCAACTCACCCCGCAACAACAGGAACAGGAGTGGAGTCTTTATTCCTCCCAATGACCATCCAAGACCTCGTTCGATTTCACGGAATATCAGCGGCACCGGAGGCGGTGATTCACGCCTGCAGCAAGGTTAACAGCAAATTGCTCAGTGAGAGACTCAAAGAACTTCCATACCGGGACTTTCTCCAGACAACCTACTGGTGGGGAGTTAGCCAAATGGCCAAGAGGAGGGCGAAAATGCGCTGCCAACTATGCAACGGAGGCGGAACGCTTAACGCTCACCACAGAAACTATGAGATTCGCGGCAAGGAATGGAAGAACCCAGTGGAAATCACCGTGCTATGCGCCCACTGCCACACCTACTTTCACGGCAAAACCAAGGTGGTTCCAATTATCTCAAACGCTCCGGTTTTGAATGAGAAAACCATAACGAAGGAGTTCAAGAAGGATAGCGTGGAGTGTTTAAGCAGGCTGACTGATACTGATTGCGCCGCTCTAATGCCAATCGGCGACCCAATCACGTTGACCAAGCAAACGATCGACAATTTGCGCACACGCGGAGCATTCGTTAGCGGAGTTTGCGCCTTGCTATGCCCAAACGGACTGAAAATGGCTGGTGCTGGTTGGGTCAAAAGACTTTACGGCAAGAAAGTGTCGCGTGAGAGCTACGAGCAGGCATTGAGAAGCAAAATACTTTTTGAGAAGATGAATCCCGTATCAAAGAAAGCCGCTTCGCTAATTGCCGCAAACGGCCTTAAGGGAGTGATTTACTGATGCCCCGAAAAAAGCTGAAGAAAAAGATTGATGCTTAAGCGACTATCTGAATGCTGGCAGCAGATAGGGACAGGAAACCAAACTAAACCAAAACATGAAAACAAAGCTGGATCAGATCAATAAATTCGCCTCTTGGACTACGGTTAAGGGGCTTTCGGAAGCGGATGCAAAAGCATCCCTCATGGAGATGAGCGACGTTGCCGGAAGTTTAGCTTACTGGCTGCATATCGCAGAAATCAGGCACCAGTTCACGGATGGAGAGAGACATCTCCAGCGTTTCGCTGAATCCATTAGCAAACTGGAGGGCACCAAATGAGTCTCGAACTCGAACTCGCCGCCGAGCGCGAGAAGGTGCGGCTGCTCACCAACGCCTGCGAATCCATTTGCGACGAATGGGGCCGCAATCACGACGCAAATCCAATTGGAGCAGGACAAAAGATGTCCACGATGGCTGGAAAGGCTTTAGAAAAAGCAGAACAAGACCAAGGAAACAGTTGAACAATCCAAGGAAATCTGAATTATGAATACGATGACAAAATCCACGATAGAAATCACAGATAACGGAAACGGGTCAATCACCGCTTCCTGCAAATTCACGCCAGAGGCTAGTCCGCTGGCTCCAGTTACCAACGACCAGATTGCCGCCGCCGTGGCATTCCAAGCGGTCCAAGATTGGTCTCGGGGAGGCTCTGATCCTCTCCGCCTGCACAACCGGATGGAAGAGGCATTGTCCTGCATCAAAGAGCTTCTGGCTCGCTTCCCGGCACCAGACTGCCCTGAGCAGGAAGCTGCCGTTAAAGCGGCTACAATCATCCTCAACCGAGAGGAGGCAGTATGATTAACATCTCCTCCACGATGCAGTCCGTCCGCTTTCTCTTTGAGAAGCATCTTAAGAAGATCGACTTCTCAATCCCGGCTACGAAGCTGAAGAAAGAAGCTGACTACACCTATAAAGCAAAAGTCACGGACGAGGTTGCGCTCAAAGTTAAACAGGGACTCGATCAGGGCAAGATGCTCATCGAGGTCGCCGTCGAAAACAACATCTCAGTCACGACAGCACATAAAATCAAACACGGCATGGGCCGTTTCGGTAAGTTCTACCAAAACCAAAAATGAAAACATCAGACACGCTAGGGAAGATTGCGCCAGCCCTGCTGGCTGCACAGAAAGCAGTGGGAAACGCCAAAAAGCAGGCGACCAATCCGCACTACAAGTCCAAGTACGCCAATCTGGAAGCTGTCATTGAGGCAGTGAAGGATGCGCTGAATGAAAACGGTATTGCCATCATCCAGACGGTGGGTGAGGTCGGTGCCGGGACCATCTGCGTAGGCACTCGCCTGCTGCACGAGAGCGGGGAATACATCGAGGACATGGCCTCTGCCCCGTTGTCGAAGCAGGATGCTCAGGGCGTAGGCTCTGCCGTCACCTATCTGCGCCGCTATTCCCTCGCCGCCATCTGCTCCATCACGCAGGAGGACGACGACGGGGAATCCGCGAAAGACGGTGCAATTAGCAAAGCGCAACTCGTTGCCATCCAGACCAACGCAGAGAAAAACAAGGACATGATCGAAAAAGCCTTGAGCTACTTCAAGGTTTCTGATCCAACTAAGCTCAGTCAGTCACAAGCCACCATCATCATCAACAAACTAAACTAATGATCACAGTAAAAATCGACGTTACTAAAATTGACAAAGCATTGCTCTTCAAAGGGGCCAAGGGCACCTACCTCGACGTAGTGCTTTTTGAAACGCCAGACGACAAGTTTGGCAACGACTACCGAGTCGTGCAGGGAGTGACCAAGGAAGCTCGCGCCGCTGGCGTTAAGGGCGCAATCCTCGGCAACGGCAAGGTGATTGGCGGCAACGCCAAGCCTGCCTTCAACAAGGCGGAACCTAAGGCGGTTGCCAGCGAAGACGTGCCCTTCTGATTCGGCTAGAGAAAGTGAGGGCGGCACTATATCCGCCCATTATTTCAGCAAACATAACATAAATGAAACACATACAAAATGAACTCCTCATCGCCATCTTCATGTTCGCAGTCGGAATCGTTGCAGTCGCGGTTATTGTCGCAACTAGCCGAAGCTATTAGGGAGCGCAATCGCGCTGATTGCCTCATCTCGGAACTCCGGTTCCTCGCATCTATGATGAAGCACGACGGCTTGCTTCACACGAACATTCAAATCATCTCAGAAAAGGCAGACGCGCATATGAAGCGTCGCTGGAGCCAAATCGAGATGGATGAACTGACTAAGCAGAAATGAACGGCAAAGGAGACAGTCCACGCAATTTAGGCCCGAAATATCGGGAAAACTACGACAGCATATTCAGAAAGAAAAACACACATGAGCCACTGGTACACGAAAAACGGAAAAGCAATGCACAAGGTTCC